TTATACCGTCATTTTTGAACCACATTTCGGGCAATATTTCCACTTTACCTTCGTGTATTCTGCGCTGCATCTACCCGTTTCAACCGCTTCGATACTCTCGACCTGGAATCCGCACTTAGAGCATTCGGCGTGGATGTAATCGTTATGTTCTGCCCTGTTCTTCCACCTTGCGGGATATTCAAAACTCTTTCTCTTCATCGTAAGCGCATACTCTTCATCCAGGAACTCAAGTGTGTACTGACCATCCGCCGGGCATACATCTTCAAATTTTTCTACAAACCACTCGAATACGGCTCTGACAGCCGTCTCTGTCACATCCTCTTTGCCGCCGATCCATTCATCCCCGCGGAGGTTTCCGTAATAGATCCGGCCGGTAACCGGGCTTACGCCCATTGCTTTTTTAATCTCTTTTTTCATGCTTTCTTCTCCATTCTGTAAGATATTCTTCCTGCTCCCGGTCCTCTTCCGGATCCTTCGGACGCTCTGGCCGGTTCAGTAACCAGGCAAACAGGCCAACCAACACACCGCAGAACACGATAATTCCAACTACTGCCATCTACTCCTCCTCTCTGCCCTTCCAGCAGCGTTCCAGTTCTTCCAGGACTGCCATGCATACCCGGTCTACAAAATCCCCATTACCGAATGATTTCGCAAGCTGAGAGCATTCCTGGACGCTCTCAGTATAGTCCTGTTCTTTTCCTGGCCGATTATAATACTTCTTGAAAAATCGCCAGACCTCTGTAAAGAATTTAAAATAATTCATCATGGTAGCTCCTCAATCCGGATATAGATACCAGGCTTCTCCGCCCAAAACTTTTCAGTAATTTCAGATGCCACCAGCGCATCATCCTTCCAAAAGCCTACCAACGTCATGCAGTCTTTTAACATCTTCTGCAGGTTATCGGTGTCAGGCTTTGTGATCCTGTACTCTCCGTCCTTATGTCCATTCTTCGGGAAACACCACTTGGTAATCAGCCTTACGCCCGTTCTGTACGGTGCCATAATGCGATACTTGTACAAGTTGCCAATCAATTTCTCCTTAGCAGCTTTCAGTTCCGGCGGATCATAGAACACAGGTCTGCCATTCACGATTGTGACCTTGTGCTCCTGGTGTGTTATTGTTGGCGGTTCCATCGCCATAAAAAACTCTGTCATTTTTCATCATTCCTTTCCTGCGCGTCTGTGCTGGGTGGGTATGCTCCTAACCCGTTGTGGGGGCGTACTCAATCGCCCCACACTTAGGGTGGGCATGCCCGCACATTCCCGCCCGATTAGGGTATATATTTATATACAGGTGCCGGGCGGGCATTCCTGTCACCTAAAAAACATGGTGTCGGGCAACTTTCTGCCCGATGCCCGTTACCATGATCGCGGGCATTCCCGTTACCTATGTTGTTTTAGGTGTCGGGCATTTGCCCATGACCTAAAATGTTTCAGGTATCGGGCAAATACAACGTGTATCTTTATTTACCATAAATCCGATTTCTTTTAATGAATTTCGAACCGTTTTTTCCTCCGGATATTTCTCGCCGGTTGCTTCTGCATCCGATTTCAGGACTTCATACAGCTCCTTTACCGTCGGATATTTGTCCTCATGCGTAAACCGGAAATTTTCTATCGCCATCTTATATTTTTCCTTTTTGGCTTTACGCGCTTGCTCTCCTTGTTTCTTTCTGGCTTCTCTACCTTTCTGCCATGCCGGTTTGTCTGCTTCCAGTTCAAGATCTTTCAGCACGCCGATCTGATCCAGGCAGTGAACCGGATACTCAAACCACATGTTGACCGGTTCGAACTTTGGAAATTCCCGAAGTGTCCCTTCGATTCTCCATGCCGTATGGGCCTGTACTGCCGCTTTTGTCTCGGTGATCTGCTTATCCAGGGCTATCTTCTGCCACCGGTCCAGATGCGCCTCGCAGTAGCTCATCATCTGCGCACTGCTCAGTAAATCGTCCTGTGAAAGATCATCCTCCCACTTGAAATGCGCATCCAGATAGTCCATACACGCCTTGCAGATCGCTTTGTTTTCTTCCTGTTTCATCAGTGCTTCCGTAGGTTCCAGTTCGATCAGATCCAGCAGGGCATCCGGATCACGGGCAAATACACCGGAGCCAGAAGCACGGTCCATAGATTTCTTTCCGCCCTGGTTTCCTTTACTGTGATGATGGCAATAAATCACCGCGCATCCAAGCTCTGTGCAGACTTTATCAAATTGGTTACAGAAATTCGCCATCTGATCCGCGCTGTTTTCATCTCCCGTTATGACTTTATAAATCGGATCAATAATAATAGCCACATAGTTCTTCTTCGCAGCACGCCGGATCAGCTTTGGTGCCAGCTTATCCATAGGGACTGATTTACCACGCAGGTTCCAGATATCAATATTCTGCAGATTATCCGGCGTAAAGCCCATTGCTTCGTATACATCCTTAAAACGGTGCAGGCAGCTTGCCCGGTCAAGCTCCAGATTGACGTACATGACACGTCCCTGTGCGCAATTCCACTGCAGCCACTTCTTTCCTTCTGCTATGGCTATACACAGCTCAATCTGCAGGAATGACTTTCCCGCCTTGGATGGACCGGAAATGAGCATCTTGTGGCCTTTTCTCAGGATCCCATCAATCAGACACGGCGACAGCTCGGGGAGGTTATCCCATACACTTTCCAGCCCTTCCGGCTCCGGCAGATCATCGTTGACACCCTCAATCCATTCGTACCATTCATTCCAGGACTGTTTTCCGATGTTGGTATCTACGATGAACTGTTTCTTTTCACCACGCTGCACTCCTGGCATTCTGGAAAGTCTCGATGGATTCCGGTTCTGTGTATCCACGTCGATTCCGTTTTTCTGGCAGACTTCATACAGATAATCAACCCGTTTTCGATACTCGTTGTAATCTGCCGCATCTATCCGCACAATAGCATGCAGGCTCTTTTTTCCGGAATATACCAGGCAGGCGATCGGAAGTTCTAGCTCCCGCAGGATAGCATTCTGCTGTTCCAGCTCCATATGATCTGACTCTACTAAAGCATACCGGTACTCTGTTACATTTTCATTTTTACAGCCGTTTCCGTCCAACGGATTGAAGCGGATCCACGCCCCCGCTTCCGGATTGTAGTCACCAAGTACTGCGCCAATGTCCCCTTTACAGTCGTTCAGCAATTCAATCAACTGTCCGGCAGTACGGTCCCAGCTGCCTTTTTGTGGCAGCCAGCGCGTACCTTTTTCATCTGTCTTTTCCCAGCTTCCAGTGACGTATCCTACGTTTTCTCCTGCTTCAAACAGTGTTTCCAGATACGTGATCAGCTGCTCCGCCGGATTCCAGTTGGAAGGCTCCTGTATCTCTTTCCCTTCCAGCCAGTTTTTATCCACAACAACACGATCACTGTCCACCGCGATACTGTCGTTCCAATCCAGTTCATGGCCCTTCTCCGGAACCCATCCATGATCCAGGGCAAGCTGTACGATCGTGCCGCCGGTTACCGGTGAGGATGAGCCGGAAAAGGTTCTCCATTTTTTCTCACATTCATTTGTATGATATCTGCCGTAATCTTTCTGGCTCCAGGCATCCCACACAGAAACCGGATACCCTTCCTGTTTCAGAGCCATTCCAACAGAACACCATTCCTGATAAGTAAGCTCGGATGGATTGATATGTTCTATAATTTCTGTAAGGCTCGTCCTCTGTTCCATACTCTTTAAGCTCCTTTATATTCTCTCGGGTTGATATCCATTGGAATCCGCCAGCCATTCGCTGCGATCCTGTCGATCAGATTCTTTGCTGTTTCAAACTGCCAGGTTCCTACATGCTCAAATCCCCTGCTTTCCAGAAAACGGATCTGTTTTGGTGTCGTCAGCCCCTCCGTGCGTCTTTTACTCAATCGATCCAAGATCTTTTCTGCTTTTCCTGCATTCTCGATTTCATCCGGCATAATGCCCAGCTTTTCCAGTGTCTTTTTCTGCTTCTCAGATGGCGGTCCCATTTCCCACCCAAAAGAGGGAACATAGCTGGACAGGTCTTCCGCCTGGATGGACATCTCAAACTGCAGCGGATCCACCAGTTTCTTTTTGCGCTTCTTCATTTCTGCAAGCTGCTTTGCTAAAGCTTCTTCTCTTTGTGCTACGACATCCTCAGATGCTTTCTGTTCTGCTTCTTCTAAGTCAACCGGCATGCCTGCTTCTTTTTCCAGATTTTCTGTCATCTGCTGGGCTACTTCTTCATTTTCGCAGATCAGGCTCGCCGGATGGCACAGCTCATGCCGCTCTGTGTGCCACAAAAAATCAAGCAACAGTAGATGGTCTTTTCCTGTTTCCGGGGACAATCGGGTACCGCGCCCCACCATCTGACAATACAGGCTCCGCACCTTGGTTGGTCTGAGAACCACAATACAATTCACAGACGGGCAATCCCAGCCCTCTGTCAGGAGCATCGAATTGCACAGCACGTTATACTTCCCGGCATCAAAATCTTTCAGAATTTCAGCTCTGTCCTGGCTGTCTCCATTTACTTCTGCCGCCCTAAATCCATACTGATTCAGCAAGTCACGGAATTTCTGGCTGGTCTTTACCAGCGGAAGGAATACCACTGTTTTCTTATCCATGCAGTATTTCTGCATTTCTTCTGCGATCCCCTGCAGATATGGATCCAGTGCGGTGCCGATTTCGCTTGCTTTAAAGTCTCCAGCCTGCACTGATACACTACTCATATCAATTTTGAGCGGAATAGTCAGTGCCTTGATTGGGGACAGATACCCTTCTTTGATTGCTTTTGGAAGCGTATATTCATAGGCCAGCGATTCAAAATAAACTCCAAGATTCCGCATATCGCCGCGGTCCGGTGTCGCTGTTACTCCCAATACATGCGCATGCGGGAAATGCTGCAGCACTCTCTGGTAGCTGTCCGAAATACAGTGATGGGCTTCGTCGATGATGATTGTATTAAAATAAAAAGGATCAAAGCTGTTCAGGCGTTTTTCTCTCATCAGTGTCTGCACAGAGCCAACTACCACGCGGAACCAGCTCCCCTGACAGGAACTCTCTGCCTTTTCAAGCGCACAGCCAAGACCGGTTGTCTTCATCAGCTTATCTGCCGCCTGTTCCAGCAGTTCCCCTCTGTGTGCCAGGATCAGGACACGATCACCCTGCCGGACACACTCTTCTGTTACTTTAGCAAAAACTACTGTCTTTCCACATCCAGTAGGAAGGACCAGCAGGGTTTTTAACACCCCGCTGTCCCACTGTTCAAAAATAGCTTCTTTTGCTTCTTTCTGATACGGTCTCAGTTCCATTTAAAATCTCCCTGGCGTAAATGCTGGCTTATCCGAGTCTTTCGGATACAGCTTTTCGATGTAATTGAACTTCTTATTTGGATCTTTGATTCCCGGCTTCACGCCGATTTTTGCTCTTGCCGTTTTTCCCGGAAGTGAATTCCAGTCCATTCTGAGCTCTTCGCCCTCTTTTTTCAGGCCAACACCACGGAACAACTCCGACAGCTTCCATTCCAGACTGCTATGTAAGATATAGTTCTCGCGAATTGTAATCTCACGGTCTTGTCCGTGTACAATAAAGTACACGACTGCCATATTGCATGGCGGGAGCTTTCCTTCTCCTTTGGATCTGCTGCGGTCATATTTCTCGATGGTTACGTTGTAATCCCCCTCCGGGATTGGATCAAAGTTCTGGGAATCCTGTTTAATAGAATCATCCCATCCAAGTTCTCTTCCTTCTACTGACATAATCGTTTTCCTCCTTAATTAAATGGAATTTCCTGTTTTTCTTTCATTTCTTTGATTGCAGCATAGACCTGGTCCCAGCAGGCTACCAGAAGCCCCTCGATAATGCCAGGATTTACGACATCGTAATCTTTGATCTTTGTGCCGACCGGAACATACCCTTTCGCTTCTACGACGTTCTCCACGTCCCATTCATCTACGTGATAAGTTTCCATCAGGTCTCGCAGTGCCTTCGGGATTTCCGGATCCAGACTGTTCTCCCCTGCAGGATCCGGCGTTTTAGGCGGCTCATCCAGTGGAAGATTCATCTGTTCCCCAGTTACTTCTTCTGGCGTTGTCGGCTTCGGAGCTTCCGGAACGGGCTCAGGAGCTGACGCCGTTTTAGGTACTTCTGCAGCTTTGTACGGTTTCATATCTGCGGAAGCTTTTCCCTGTTCTATAATGCTCTGAATGACTTTGTAGTCAAACGGAACCTCATCCGGCAGACCGAAACGGTTCTTTGCATCCCAGCAGGCGTTATGTGACGTGTACATGACACGCTCACCGCCCTGCGCTTTCCTCTTCTTTCCCTTGTCATCAACTGCAATGGAAAACGTTTTGTAGTTGGCAAACAGCAGCATGTCCGCCCATTCCTTGATCAGCGGCGATGTCTGGGATGTTGTTTTCTTTCCAAGCTTCAGTTCCCATCGGTCATAAGCTCCCAGCTCATCCGGCTGTTCAAATTTTTTAATCTGCGCATGTGCTGTAAGAACCACGTTGACGCCCGCTTCCACAACTTCTGAAAGCCGATTCAGGAACCGGCCAATCTCCTCTTTTACATAGGTATAGCCGTTTCCATACCCGAAATCCTCGATTCCAAACTTCCGATGCTTATCGCAGATAAACTGGATGCACATAGACTCCGCCCAGTCGATCGTGTCAACCACAAGCGTTTTACACACGTCCGGATGCGTCCGGATGTAGTCCACCTGGTCAAGAAGGTTCTGCCAGCTTGTAGCTTTTGGCAACCGGGCAACATCCATTGAGTTCGTGCTACCCTCAGTATCAATGAACACCGGATCCGGGAATTTACTGGCAAACGTAGATTTGCCAATTCCTTCCGGACCATAAACCACAACTTTTTTTGCACAGGGAATTACACCTTTGATAAATTCCATTAAAATACACCTGCCTTCCATGATTTTTGCTGTGGCTGTTCAGCCTGCGCCTGTCCAACCACATAACCGTCTTCGATTATGATGCTGCACTCATCACCGGTACTTACCCTGGTAGCGATCGCCTGCAGACCTTCGTGCTCCAGCCAGGAGCCAAACTCCTGCAGTGTCTGCAGATCCATCTGCTCCAGCTTATCCAGAAGGACAAAGCCACACTCTGGATTTAATTTCCGGACAATGGCTGTTGATACCATCAATCGTTCAGAACCGGACATGTTGTCCCATTTCTGTCCTTTATACACCAGCTCGCCTTCCTTTACAGAAAGCCCCGGAAGCGGCAGTTCCGCCGATGAAAGCAGATTGGCTTTCTTTTCCCGGACAGAAGTAATTTTCTCCGAAAGCTGATCATACTGACGGCGGTATTCTTTTGCATCATCCTCCGCCTTCTCCTTGTCCAGATTTGCGCGTACCATTCGATTGATTTCCTCAATATTGGAAATGCTGTCTTCCAGTTCCTTGGTGGACTGATCCACCAGATCAGCGGCCGACTTTTCGGCAGTTTCCAGATCTTTTACCAGCTGCAGGTGATGCTGCTTTGCAGCCTCCAGCTGTTCAGACAACCGTTTCACTTCGTCATAAGCGCGTTTGGTCTCTTCCCGGATCTTTCCTGCCTGTTCTCTTTTCCGTTGATTCTCGCCATTCTGAGCAAGGATGTCCTGCTGCTGTCGGATCAGCTCCGAGGCTGACACCAGATCTTTCGGAGCATCCGGATAATACGGCTGTTCTTTTGCAAACTTCTCTTTCTGATCCGCGGTCCGGCCGATGTACAGCCGGTCCTGGTACAGCTCTTTCTCGTCATTCTCCAGTTCAGCCAACTGATTACCAACGCCGATGATCTGCAGCAGCGTCTGTGCCTTTTCCTTTCCGGAGCTCTCCATGAACTTCGGAAGATTCAACGCCAGAGATTCGACAAAAGTGTTCAGCAACGACTGTCCGGCTTTCTGACCACTTGGATCTGTTACCTTCAACGCGCTGTTTTTGCCTTTACGCTCAACGATCAAACCGTTATTTAATACGATTTTTAAGTTGGGCGGAATGATGGATCCCTCACGCGTTGCATCTGATGGTCTGAAGTTTTCGCCACCCAGTGCCCATGCGATGGAATCCAGCACCGATGTCTTACCCTGGTTGTTTCTGCCGCCGATGACGGTCAGACCGTTTGCCGTCGGTTCCAGTTTTACTGCCTTGATTCGCTTGACATTTTCAATTTCAAGCTTATTGATTTTCACTGACATCTTTCTTATCCTCCTTGCCTTTGTTAAAGTAATTCCACACGGTCCCCGCACTGCAGCCCATTTCGTCTGCAATCTTTTCATAGGACCATCCGGCATTTCGAAGCGCCGTCATTTTGCCGGTATCCAATTTTTTCTTACGGCCCTGTCCTGCAGGGCGCTTCGGGGGGGCGTTGGTTTTGCCTCTGCTTTTGGATCCGGCTCTTTCTTTGGCCGTTCTTCCGACTTGGTCTGCATTACCGCAAACACAGCACCAGCCTCAGCGGCCGCGCGCACATCCTGCATGGTCATACTGCTGATGGCAACCGGATGCATGACGTAGATATCATCACGCATTCCGTGCATCGTCAGATCCACGGCCTCCGTATATTCAACAATCTGCATCATTCTCCTCCTTCTTTCACCGATCCGCTCCGGATCCACGCCGCAAACACTGCGTCCCGGCGCTCTTCTTCCCGCTCTTCCTGCTCCTCGCGGCAGGCATCGACGTAATCGCCGATTTTCTTGCCAGCGAGCGCAAGAAGAAACATCCCTGCTCCCAGGGCGGCGCGGCCCCACAGATCCGAATCCACGCCGCCGATGTAAATCCATGTACCAACCGCGCCGATCGCCAGCGCCGTTTTATCTGATCTCTTCATTTCTGCGTCCTTTCATACCCCATCGACTCCACCGCGGCTTCCATCCGCTGGCGGACAATCTCTTTTACTTTCTCTTCTCCAAGTTCCTCTGCCGTATACTGCTGTCCTCCGATCGTGATCCGAGTAACAACCATGATTTCTTTCATAAGGCATCACCTCTTCCTTATCTCCTTATCGTATGCAACCCGGCTCCGTAATGATTTTCTATTGATTCGTAACCATTTTTGAGCTATTATGTAGTTGCAAATTTGTTTTTTGCTATGCGTCCCGCGGGAACTGGTCCTTCCTGTGGGACTTTTGCTAAAGACATCATTGACACGAAAGGATAAACAATACCATGCGCTTTTTAGCATTATTTCTTTTAGTTGTTGCATATAAATTTCTTACAAATTTAATGCATTATTTTAGAATCAAAAAACTACAAACATATTTTTCTGAATTTCTTGAGCATAAACGCAGCGATATGAATCTCTATCGTCAAGAAGTACTTTCCTTGTTTGAAAAAGCTCATGTCAAAGATATAAAAATCCCTGTATCCGAGCATATCGGAAATCGAAAAATTGTTTCGGGAAATGTAAGTACCTTCTCTATGTTTCCGAGCACACGAACCGAATTTTCTGTCACTGTATTAAACATGTTCGAAGAGGCAGAAGGCGTGTTCCGCAAAAATATGCTTGATAGTTTTAATCCGTTTTACTGGATTGATTTAATCGTTTTCCTTCCAAAATCATTACTGTCTTATATTGGAATATCCTCTGAAGTTACCGCTTACAAGATATGCAATGTCCTATTTACCTTCATCTGGTGGATACTCGGAATTCTTGTTGTTTATTTCAAACCCCAACTCCAAGATTTCGTTATCAAACTGGTGCGAAATCTTTAAAATGAATTTTGACAATATAACAAGCCCTTTTGCATTCCCAGTCTCTGCTATTTTCGCTTGTGAAGATAGCAGATTTTTTATTGCCTGTTCTCTTATAAATGAACCATAATTCATTTTCAAACAAATTCCTTTCTTTTGTGCTACAGAAGGCACTTCGCATCAACCTCAAGCGCCGCTGCGATGCGGACTAAATCACTTACTTTAATCAGTTTCCGTCCGTTAAGCATATCGCTCAGCCCGTGTGCGCTATATCCGGCCTTTTCAGAAACATGTACCTGCTTCAGCCCTTTTTCAGCGATGATCCGTGCAATGTTCTCAGCTACCGGACTGTTACACTCCGTTATCGTCATCGCTCATCCCTCCTACAAATTTATTCACGAAGTAGATCTGTGCCTTTCCGGTTGCCTTCGGCGTTCTGGTTACGATGTTGCAGCCATTTCCGTCAATGTGCGTACTCTCTTTGATCTCGAACAAGCCCATGTTCATCGACTTCTGCGTTGGCATGTTCCAGTCGGAACCTTTTCTTTTAATCAGGTATCCATGGTTTCGCAGATACTCGAACAATCTTTTCTGCCCGATATCCACGCCGTTCTGGCGCAGGAGCTTTGCGAGATCTCCGATCAGGATGGAACTGGTGCTTGCTTTCACCGCATCCGCGAAGATTTCCTTCGGACGCATGCGCTCGACATCTTCCAGCAGACCGGCGTTGGTTTCTTTCAGCTTCTCGATCTTCTGATCTGCCATTTTCAGGGCGCGGGCAAAGATCTGCTCCGGGGTGTTCCAGGCCTTTTCCAGATCAATGAAGTATTGACGGTACAGTTTACCTTTTTCGGATCTCTGGATCATGCAGATCTGTTTGGCCATGTCTACGGAGATCTGGTAGTCAACTGCTGGTCTGCCACCTATTTCTGAGGTTTTACTCATTTTTGAGTAAAAGTCTTTTCCGCTTTCAAAACCATATTCTGTCATACGTGAAAACCAATCATTAAATCTCGTATTGATTGCTAAGCCGCTGTGCAGATCTCTCGCCGACACGGTTGGTTGTTCCATGTCGTAATTAATAGGAATCAACATTTTCTCCATTTAATTTACCTTCCTTTTTAATTTTATACGGTTGAGCTTTTCTCAACTATGTGAGTAAAAAAATAAGCATGAATATCCGACTCTGGGATGTCGAGTACAGAAATCGCATGTTCCATTTCTTCCTGACCCCAGTCGACCACATTATTAAGCTTATTGCTCACAGACACTTCAGAAATTCCCAACCGCTTTGAAAATTCTGCTTGAGTGCCAAATTTTTCTTTTATTCTTCCTCTTAATTTTCTGTAATCATAAGAGTGTGGCATTCGTTTTCCTCCTCCTTTCCGGTTGAGTTTTTCTCAACTGCATTTAGGATAGCACCGCGCCGCTCGTATGTCAATACATTTTTTAAGTTTTTCTCAATTTTTATAAAAATATATTGATATTTTCTCAACCTTGCTTTATAATTCGTTTTAAAGAACTCTTTAAGAAATGGAGGGATACATTTTGAAAAAAGCAGAAATAAAAGATCGCATTAAAATTGCTCTTGAATTACGCGAATTAACACAATCGGAGCTGGCGGAAAAGGCACATATTGATAAAGGACAACTCAGTTCCTATTTATCAGGAAAGTACAAGCCACGTCAGAATAATATCGACGCTCTTTCCATCGCTCTCGATGTAAACGAAGCTTGGCTGATGGGTTTCGATGCTCCAATGGAACGGCAAGGTTCTGTTGTCTCTTCTAAGCTCTATTGCAATACCGAAAAGGAAAAATCTTTGATCCAGTCATATCGAAAACTGAATTCATCGAATCAAGACAAAGGGCTTTCTTATATAGAAAATCTTCTGACTACGCAGCGTATGGAAGACGAAGTATTCCTGAATGCGGCTCATGACCTTGGTGCTACTCCAGAGCAGAAAAAGCATGCTGACGATATTATGATGGATCCTAAAGAGTGGGAGTGATTATTTGACTTACGAAGAATTACTAACGGAATCAGATTCCATGAATTTGATTGTAAAAGAAAAAGATATTCCAGGCTACGACGGACGTATTTGCAATAATCGAATTGCTATTCATAAAGGGCTATCAAGCCAATCTGAAAAGGCCTGCGTTCTAGCTGAGGAACTTGGACATTATCATACAACGTATGGAAATATCCTTGATGAAAGCGACATTTCCAATAGGAAGCAGGAACTTCGGGCAAGGGCTTGGGGATATGATAAACAGATTGGCCTACTTGGTTTAATTAAAGCATACGAACACGGATGCAAAAATCGGTATGAGATCTCCGAATATCTTAATGTGACAGAGAAATATCTGAATGAATGTCTGGTTTACTACCAGAGTAAATATGGAATGTGCAAATCTATTGATAATTATGTTATATATTTCATACCGAATTTGATTGTTTTTAAAAAATTATAAAATTGAGGTGATAATATGGGATTTTTCGATCTTTTTAAAATAAAAAAAGCTCTATCCCATGAACGACTTGATAATAAATCTATTTTCCCGGAGCAAATAAATTTTTCTCAGTCAGCAAAAGCCAGTGATAACTATTGTCAAAAAATTTATGATCTATATTACAAGGATTATCCAGAAATGCCTTTTATTTCCAAAGACCGTGAGCTTAATACTAATTGGTTTGAACAGGCCAAAACGTTTTCTCAGCAATCCCTTGTCTCTAAATCAATGATGAAACGCTACTCCGATGGTTTGTTGCCTGGACATATTTATATGCTATATTGGTTAAAAAAATACAGTAATAAAAAAACACCTGCATATTTTGAATATGAATATGGAATTGACTTCGTAGCAGAAAAAACATTTTTAAAAAGAAATGGCTATCTTGACGAATTAAATAAGCCAACCCCGAAAGGGAATTTAGCAATACAACGTCACTCATCCGTTATCGAAGAAAGACATCCTTCACCAAGATATTCTGGAGTTCCTGATGCTTCTTCTCCTGTTATACTGCCTGTCGGCAGAAATATACCGAGTAGCTTAAACCATGGAATTATAACAGTTCCTTCGTCTGATAAAGTCCTAATTGAAAAAGAATTTAAACAACTAAATAAGCTCATTTCATTTGCTCTTAAACAAGCTCATTTGAGCAATCGTCTATCCATAGATACGAATAAATTTCTGTATTCTACAGATTTTACTTTTTATGAAGCATGTCCTTACACGCAAACGGGTAAATTGTCTAAATATCCTTTGTCCCTCCATTACGCATATGCTTCTCATAAAGATCTCAATCCTCCGCAAGATTATTTCGGGGAAATTCATTATATGCAAGACGGAAGCATCGGCAAAGCTCGTTTAATTTTTTGGCAAAAAAAACATGGTTTCATGATACATCTAGCTAAATCAGGTGGAAAATTATCTGTAAAAAAAGTAGAAAAAATCACAGATGCTAAGTGGGAAACCATATATAAACTTTAATTAATCCGTAATTTTTTGAATTGTTAAACGTATATACATGGGATATTGTATCCCGCACAAAATACATTTCAAAAAGGAGAATGTCTATGAAAAAGAAAATCATAACCCTCATTCTGGCAACTGCCCTTACCGCTTCCTCGCTGACTGCCTGCGGATCGTCAACCGCTTCCAGCTCCTCGAGTTCCTCAAGCTCTTCGTCTACTGCTTTCAGCAGCATCAGTGAGACTGAAACTCCAACACCTACGGAAGAGGCTACCCCGACTCCGACCGAAGAAGCCGTAAGTACGCAGTCTGAATCCGAAGACTCCAGTGTTCCATGGGACTACACATCAGCTCTTAATTCAGCGGAAAGCTACAGCGAAGTAATGCACATGTCAAAAGCTGGTATCTACGATCAGTTGACCTCTGAATATGGAGACCAGTTCTCGGCTGAGGCTGCCCAGTATGCAGTTGACAATATGACCGCCGACTGGAATGCAAACGCGCTTGCAACAGCAGAAAACTATAACGAAACAATGCATATGTCGAAAGCTGGACTCTATGATCAGCTTACTTCTGAAAATGGCGAAAAATTTACCGCTGAAGAGGCGCAGTACGCTGTCGACAATATAAATGCCGATTGGAACGAAAACGCGCTCGAGACCGCAAAAGACTACCGCGATAATATGGATATGTCGCCAGAAGCGATCCGCGATCAGCTTACTTCTGAATACGGTGAACAGTTTACCGCCGAAGAAGCCGATTACGCTATACAGAATTTAGACTAAAATAAAAAACCGCCCCGGTGCGCCAACACCAGGACGGCTCAGTAACATTCCGAAGAATGATACCAGTTCGACAAAACATATTGTATCATCTTCGGAAACGTCAGACAAGCAGAACGTTTGTTTTGGCGTTTTTTCTTATATTCAAAATTGAAAACTTAAAGAAGGTGATATTATGTCAGCACTTAAAAATGGTGCTCTCTACATCCGCGTCAGCACCGCGGATCAGACCGAACTCTCTCCGGATGCGCAACAGCGTCTGCTTCTGGACTACGCAAAGAAAAACGGGATTGTCATCGCCAAAGAGTTTATCTTTGAGGAATCCGTCTCCGGCCGGCATGCGGACCGGCGGCCGAAGTTTCAGGAGATGATCGCCCTTGCAAAGCAGGACTCTCACCCGATCGACGTGATTCTGGTCTGGAAATACAGCCGTTTCGCGCGCAACCAGGAGGAATCCATTGTCTACAAGTCGCTCCTCAAAAAGAATAATATTGATGTAATCAGCATCTCCGAGCCGCTGATTGACGGCCCGTTCGGCACGCTGATCGAGCGTATTATTGAGTGGATGGACGAATACTACTCGATCCGTCTCTCCGGTGAGGTTATGCGCGGAATGAAGGAAAAGGCCCTGAAACATGGCTACCAGGCAACGCCCTCTCTTGGATACCGGGCCGTGGGCGGCGGCAAGCCGTTTGTGATTGACGAAGCGGAATATCAGATCGTCAAGTACATCATGGATCAGTACGATCTGGAAAATCACGATCCCACTGCGATCGCCCGGAGCTGTAACGAACTGGGATATCACACCAAACGCGGCAATCTCATGGAACGCCGGTCGGTGGAGCGGATTCTTCGGAATCCCTTTTATGCCGGCACTGTGATCTGGAACGGGATATCGTTCGAAGGTGCGCACGAAGCCAGGCTTGACCGGGAACGTTTCAACAACCGGATTAAACGCATGGACGCCCGACGGAGAACCCCGAAGAGCCGGAACCCGTCCGCCTGCAAGCACTGGCTGTCAGGGCTCTTAAAATGCCCCGTCTGCGGCGCTACCCTTACCGTAACGGCCGGAAATACCTCCTGTCCCTATTTCCAGTGCTGGAAGTATGCAAAGGGGCTTCACAAGGTTTCCAATTCGATCACCGTGGCAAAGGCAGAAAGAACCGTCTTCCGGTACTTCGATGAAATTCTTGCCGGTGCGGATTTTTCCTACACGGTACGGAACAAAACGCTGGACGTAGAAAAGGATGACACCGTTGCCCGCCTCCAACAGGCACTGGATCACTTATCCATGCGGGAATCCCGGATTAAACTTGCTTTCGAAAATGGGATTGATACGCTGGAAGAATACGGCGCCAACAAAAAAAGGCTCGCCGAAGAACGACAGAGCCTGCAGGAAGAACTGGACCGCGTTCTTACGCCCGCCGCCCCGCCGGAAACAATCTCGAAAGAAGATTTCCGAAAAGAGATAAAAAACATCAATGATATTCTGAAAAATCCAGAGGAACCAGCCGAGAAAAAAGGACTTCTGCTCCGCTCCATCGTGGATCGTATCGTCTATGAAAAGGCTTCCGGAACCATGTATTTCGACTTTTTCGTTTCCTGA